CCGCGTCACGGCCCAGCCGGTCCACGCGGGTCACCAGCAGCTCGGCCACCTCGCCGGCCTGCACCATCGCCATGACCTCCAGCAGGCCATCCCGATCGGTGCTGCGGCCGGTCTCGATGTCGGTGATCACCCGGGCGCAGCCGGCGGCTTTGAGGCGGCTGACCTGGGCTGGAAGGCTGTCCGCCTGGTCGTCCTTGCTGACCCTGGCGTAGCCGATGGCGTGCATAGGATCGGCCCAGAACGGCCGCTCACACTACCCTGCGCTATGGATTCGTTTTCCTTAGATACCGGCAGTAGAGCGCACAGGGAATCGGTACCCTGAACCATGCACCTCCCCACCACCGAACTGGTCATCCGCGACGGGATCCCCGTTTGGCTGATCCAGGGGTGGGGAGTCGAGTCCGTCAGTGCCAGCCGTCGCGCGGCGCTGCGGTCGTTTCACTGGAAATGCCAACGCCGCGGACTGCAGCTCCCTGGTGGGAACGAGCAGCCGCGGCGCGGGCCTTCGGAGTGTGATGAGCCGGGGGTGTGATTACCAGTCGCCCAGGCGGGCAACGCGCAGCACCCGGGCGCCAGGTCTAGCCAGCTCCAGCGCGGTGCTGATGGCCTGGGCCTGGGTGATGGCGTAGAGCTTGATCGGGCCGGTGGTGAGCTGGACGTGGTAGAGGCGGGGCATCACTGGGCCTCCAGTTCGGTGGCGATGGCGAGGAGTCGATTGCGCTCGGTGGTCACTGCATCGCGAAAGATCAGGTAGTCATCGCCGCGATACCACGGGGGGACTTTCCAGCGCTGATCCGCTGCAGCACGGAGGGCGGCGGCGATGGTCGCGTAGATCCCGGGCTCGGACGCCCCGGCCGCATCCAGCACCGCCTGAGCCGCTGGGGAAAGGACCATTTTCGTGGCGTCAGGAAATTGGTCAGCCACGGTTGGCCTCCTGCTCAAGCAGCTCAGCGGTAGCAGCAGCATCTCCACCCATCTGGCACTCGGAATCGTTTTCCCTCAACCACGCCGCCACCTCACGGATTGCGGCGCGGGCGTGGTAGTTCCACGTCATGTTGGTAAGGCCTTCGTCATCGGCGGCGGCGATACCCTGTGCCACCCTCTCCAACAACCCAGCGGGCTGGGCCTCAGCACTGGCGGCGCGGAGTTCGTCCATGGCGGGATCGGGAGTCGGATCGGCGGCGTCCAACGCAATCAGCCGGTCGAGCTTGTCTTGCGGCGCAGCCTCCAGCGCCTCCACCCGCCGAACGATGGCGTCAACGCAGAATCGGTGGCTCTCGGCCTGCTCCAGCTGGGCGGCCTCCAGCGTCTTGACGCGGGCGCGGAGTTCGAGGATGCAGTTCGGCAGCAGCACCCCATCCTCGGCCCTGAGTCGTATGTATTCCCAGTCTTCAGGCGTGGCGCGGTGCGGTGTGCTCATGCCCCCACCCCCACCAACCGGCGAGCGGTGGTCTGTGAGCAGCCCAACCGCTCAGCAATGGCGCGGTACGTCATCCCATCCCGCCGCCACCGCCGAGCGCGTTGCCGGCGGGATTCCGTCAGCCACAACAGGAACAGGATAGGAAACAGCAACAGGGCCAGGATGGTGCAGATGGTGGTCATGGCAATGGTGGCGAGTGGATGGCCAGCGCCGCGCTCGGGCTGCTGGTAATGGAATCATACCGGGCGGGTTCCGGTTCTGCACCCTAGGGGGTGGGGATTGGCAAGGCGTTGTGGGGGAGGGAGTGCCGGTAATGGGCCGGGCCGTCGTCCAGCTCCCAGGATTCATGGCGATGGCACCACCACCAACACCTCCCCTCCGCATCACACCACCCCTCGCGCTCCCATGGCCGCTCACTCACCGGCACCGGCTCGATAGTGGGGCGGGCGTAGCGGGTGAGGACGGCGCGGAGGCCGTAAACCGTGGCGGCTCGCTCAGCTCGCTTGGGCCAGTCATCCATCGGCCCCTCGTAGCAGTGGTCGCGCTTGGCCTTGCCATAGGTGCGCAGCAGTTCTTCATCCCCCACCCCCTCCGGCTCGGGCTGGGCGTAGCGGCCCCAGAACACTTCGGCTAACCCCTCCGCATCACCAGGCACTGGCATGGGCGGCACCTCCGCACCGGGCACAGGCTCAATGACGGAGCGGCCAAAGCGGGCGCGATCTGCGGCGATAACGGCGCGGGCAGCGGCTATGGCCTCTTCGTCCCAGTCAAGAATGCCGGTGCATTGTCCGCCTGGGACCGAAGCGGCAGCCTTAAGCATGCAGCCAAGCAGCTCTTCATCCGTCAGCCCCTCCGGCTCGGGCTGGGCCAGGGCGGTGCGGGCGGCTTTAACGGCCTGAAACAGAGCCTGTACGTCCTCGTCGGGCCACCTCCCCCCATGCTCGTCATACGCCTTCACCAGGCGTTGCAGTTCGGCGCGGTAATCAGTCATCGCTCACATCCAGTGTGTGTGAATCCATCCAACCAGTCCGCCACCGAACTGGACCCGCCGTGGCGCTCCCGAAGGATCTGCCCCAGCTCAGCAGCGACGCTGCGGGCGACACCAGAGCACGTCTCGCAAGGCGTAAAGCACCGCGCCGGCATGGGGCAGGCGGCCAGGGATAACCGGGTGGAGGGTGTTGGTGGGCGCCGGGCCTGATCACTGGTGACAGGCGCGGTGGCGATGCGGGCCATGGCCTGCTGGGTGGGGGTGGTGTAGGTGATCATCGTGGGGTGGGGTTGTGGATCCGGTCGTTCACGATCCGCCGGAGCAGATCGTTCATCCCCTCGCCAGGCCGGAGCTGGCGGCGGAGCGACTCAATCTCGGGGAGGGTGAGGCAGATGGTTAGGCGGCGGGTTTCCATTAGGCGGCCTCCATCTCATCAAGGTTGATCAGACTGCCCTGGTCAGGGTCGCGTGTGTCCTCTACGGCGATCTCCATGTTCTTGATTGCTTGATTGAAATACGACTCTTTCAACTCGATACCGATGCCACGGCGGCCTAGCGACACCGCCCCGTAGACCTCACTGCCCACACCCATAAATGGGGTTAGCACTGTCTCACCAGGGTTTGACCGCAAGCAGATGGCACGATCGATCACATCCAGTTGCAGCGGGTGAACGTGTTTTTCGTCATCAGGATCCTTGCCATCACGAAACGGCAGAACCCGGCCCATGTTGATGTCATCCCAGATAGATGAGGCATACCGACGCCAGATCCAATGGCTGAAACGGTTTTCGGTTTGCTTGCCTTTCCAGCCCTTGTAGCGGTGCAGCTCTTGGGGAATGGGACACTCTCCAGCGTAATGGTCAAGACCGGTCGGATTGGCGATGGGGATCTTGTTCTCTCCGCTGCGGCGGAAGATCAGCAAATAATCAGCGGATGCAACACCAGCAAAAGCCGCATCATCCACGATCGTTTTATGCGCCAGGTTCTTCACCATCGTGCGATTGCGCACCCATAGCGGTTCTTTCCAGATGGTGTGGCGGGCCACGTAATGCCAGCCGTGCTGCTCATGCAACCGCACAATTGCGCCAGGCAGATCAAACAGCGCATCCTGCCCGCTGTTGCCGGTTGGAATGTCCGTGCAGTGAACAGCGGTCAACCTGCCAGGCAGTGTTAGGCGGTGCAGTTGCGACACCACATAGCCGTAGTGAAGCAGGAACTGATCATAGTCGTTGTTGTTGCTGATGTCCCTCTCGTTTGAGCTGTAGACGTACAGGCCAGCGAACGGTGGGGAATAGATCGAAAAGTGAACGGACTCGCTCGGCAGTCCCTGCATCACTTCGATGCAGTCGCCGTGATAGATCGCGTAACGGTCAGTGATTACAGCCATGGCGGCAGGGTGATGGTGGTAGTGTTGTAGGTGGGCTTGCTGATGGCGATGGAGTGGTTCATCTCTGTCACCAGATTGGAAAACATCTGCTCAGCCTGTTGCCGTTTGCGGCTGAGGTTTTCCATGATTCGCCGCTCCCCTTCCGTCAGGATGATGTCAACCTTGACGGCATGCTTTTGGCCGAACCGCCAGCATCGGCGGACCGACTGGTAGTACTGCTCAAAGCTGTGAGATGGGAAATACGTGATGTGGTTGCAGTGTTGGAAGTTGAGGCCCCATGCGCCGATCTTGGGCTTAGTGATCAGCACCCTGGCGCGACCTTCTGCAAAGTCCACCAGCCTTGACTCCTTCACATCATCCCGATCAGATCCAGAGACCTGAATTGAGTCGGGGACTAGCTGCTGCAACAGGTTTCCCTCCTCGTTCAGGTGGCACCACACCAGAGCGGGTTTGCCCGTAGTGGCGACCATGTCCGCGACCTGTTCGCAGCGCTCCTGAACGGTGCGCTTCTTCTCTGCCCGCTGCTCCCGTAGGTCGGTGGCAGGCATGGCAAACAGCATCCCCTCCGGCACCGTGCTGGTTTCGATCAGGTGATCGATCTCATTCAGTGGCGGCAGGATGAAGCGGCCATCGTCAAAGCCAAGGTCTGAGGGCTTGCGGCAGGCCCTGGCCCAGCTGGTGACCCATCTCCAGAACGGCTGCTCAGCGTGCCCCTTAAAGCGCCATTTAGGAGCCTCTCCGTACATCCGCCGGCTAGTCAGGTTGTTCTGGTCGTTCTTGAAGAACCGCGCCAGCATGTCCATGTGGCCCATGTAGCCGAGGGCCTCAGAGCTGGTGCCCAGCTCAATGAAGTCATTGGGCGCGGCGGTGGCGGTGGCCAGCAGCCGGTAGGGCACCTTGCGCATGAAGTCGGTGATCTCGTTACGGCGTGCCCCGTCAAACGACTTGAGGATGCTGGATTCATCGCAGACAACACCGCCGAAGTCGGCGGGGTTGAATGCTGACAGCCGTTCATAGTTCGTGATCACGATCCGCCCCGGCACGCTGCCATCGCTGGAGCGGTGGCACTCGATGCCGAACTTCTCGCCCTCGCGGATGGTCTGCGCGGCGACCGCTAGCGGTGTCAGGATCAGCACGGGCCGGCCGGTGTGACGCGCCACGTTTTCAGCCCATGTGAGCTGCATGGCGGTTTTGCCCAGGCCGCAGTCCGCAAAGATTGCAGCGCGGCCCTTGCGGACAGCCCACTCGACTAGGGCTTGCTGGAAGTCAAACAGCTGCGGCGGCATGAACACTGGATCGAAGCCGTGGTCGGCGCCGGTGTGGAGCTTGCGGTCTAGGAACTCGGCGTAGGTGGTCATCGCAGATCCTCCCGCAGCATCCGCGCTGCGTCGTGCGCCGACAGCCGGCCCTCATTGCGCTGGTGCATCACCAGCAGCTCAGCGGCCAGATGCTCGATCACGGCAGCCACGCCACGGCGGCGGGCGGAGGCGTCGGGCCAGGCCTGCAGTGCATCGTTGAAGGTCTCTTCATAGGCCACGGTGCAGCGGCCTAGCAGGGTGTTATCAGGCATCACTCCCCCTCCCCCACCAACCGCTCACACAGGGCCCACCACAGCGACGTGGCCAGGGTGGCGGTGCCGACAATGACCAGCACGGCGATGATCTCGACCATGCCGGCGAGGATGGAGAGGGTCATGGCTCCAGCCTCCGAAAGGTGATGGCCCAGACCCACGGGTTGGCGTGCCATGAGCCGGTGCCGTTGATTGATTCCCAGAGGGCCGCAAACGCTTCGCGCGCGCACCAGTTATCGCCTATTGAGTCATTGAGAGCGCCAATTGCACCCTCCGCCCGTGCATCCTCTTCGCTGATCTCCTGCAGCCTTTGCACGCAAACGTCGGTGATCTCCAGCAGAATCCGCGATGCTATGCGGGGCATGAAGATCGACGGGCGCCAGCGGAGGCCGGTTCCTTCGTCATCCCAACCAGGATCAGTAGCGCGATAAAGAACGCCGGTGTCATCAGGGCAGCCTGTGCCATCCCTTTCGTGCGCCCACGTTTCCCGCACCCACAGCCGATCGCCGGGGGCGCCGTGGGGGCAGATCCTCCCCCATCCGTTTGCCTGTTGATGGGCCTCCATGTAGGCCGGGTTGTACGGGCCTTTGTGTTCGGTGGTGCCCTTGAAAGTCCGTCGCGTCTGAGTCTTGCTGCCGTCGAGGATGGCCCGCACCATCGGGCCGCTGAACAGGATCGGGCGTTCTTTCATGGCTGGGCCTCCATCACCATCCGCCGCAGAGTGCTGAGCACCGTGGCGCTCGGGCCGTGGCGTTTCAGCATTTCCAGCTGGTGGTCGATCAGCGCAACCACCCGGCCGCGCATGATCTCCTGGCCTTGGGATAGGGCGGCCTGCAGCGCCGGGGATTCGTGCAGGGCCTCGGTGGCACGGGCGACGGCCGCGCTCTCGGCGGCGAGAGCCTCGCGGTCGGTTTCGATTCGGGCCAGCAGGGTGTCGAGCTGCTGGCGGATGTCGGTGATCTGCATGGGTCAGAAGGGCATCGCGTCGGAGCTGGTCCAGTCGGGCTGGGTCTTGGCGGCAGCGGCCGGCGCGGGGGCGGGGGCAGAGGTCTGCTGCTGGGCGGGGGCGCCGTCGCTGCGCTTCTTCATCAGGAGCTCCCACTTCTCCACCTGCACAGACCAAGCGCTGCGCTCTTCGCCGGTGGTGCGATCGGCCCAGGTTTCGGACTTCACCTGGCCGGACACCTCCACCAAGTCGCCCTTCGCGCAGGCATCAGCGAAGGCCTGGGCCCGCTCGTTCCACAGCACCAGCTTGAAACTGTCGGGCTGCTTGCCGTCGTCACGCTTGGCGCCGGGCTGGTTGATCAGGAGGCGTGCATTGCAGACAACCAAGCCTGTTTCGAAATACCTCATCTCCGGCTCAAATCCCAGGCGCCCGATGAATCGGTGCTGAGAGGCGCGGAGCAGTTGGATCAGGAGTTCGTTCATGGATGTTCAGGGGATGGGGTTAGATGTTCCAGGCGGCGGGGAGATCATCGGGATCCCCTTCGGATGAGCTGGCGGGGAATGGCTCAGGATCAATGTCGCCGCCGTTGACGGGGGCAGGATCAGCCACGGCCGGCGCACCGTTGCACTTCGCCACGGTCTCGCCGCTGATGCCCTGTTGGATGATGCGGTCAAGCACCTTCGCCGGCAGGTCCGCCAGCGCGGCGATCTTCCCGCTGCTGACCATCAGGCAGAACGCCATCACGCCGTCTGAGGTCAGGCCGGCGGCATCGCAGACCTGCTGGGCATGCGGCAGGGCGGCGGCGGGATCAGAGACGCTCTCAGTCACAGTCACCGGCACCACCTCCCCGCCGATCTCGTCGGGGGTGTACGGGGTGTGGCCGCCGAGGGCGTCGGGGCAGTGCGTGCGCATCCCGGCGGTGAGCGCCCGGCTGAACAGCATGGCCTCGGGGTAAGCCTTCCACGTGGGGTTCTTCAGGAGGCCGGCACGCTCAGCCATCTCGATGGTGAAGGTCTCCACGCCCATCTCTTCGCCGTTGGCGAGGAACCGGATCCGGCAGGCCTTGGCGGACTTCTCAACCACCCGGTAGTCGTAGGTCGGGTGGCGGCGCACGGCCTGGGCCAGCAGGTTCGATGAGAACGCGGGCCGGCCGTTGATGATGTGGACGCCGGTGGCGGAGGCGAACGGGGAAAACCCGGCCTCCATGCCGGCCATCAGTCGGATGGCGCACTCGGCGATCTGCGTCTCTTGGTTGTGGTTGCCGGCGCGGCCAAACAGGCCAGACGCGGCGAACACCCGGGCCAGCCGGGCCAGGTCGTCAACGGATGAGACCTGCAGGCTCAGGGGTGGTGTGGCGCTCGGCGCTGTGAGCGCTGAGCTGGTGTGGTCGGCCATGGCGTCGAGCGGTTGGATGCCAGAATCCTAGCGGATGGGTTCCGGTTTCGCACCCGTTCGCAGTATTTCTCTCGCATCCTCCACATTGCGCACGATTCCGGCGCACCCACCAGCGGCGGTGATGTGGTTGAGAAATGCGGTCTGCTGGGGGGTGGGCCTGCCGGTGGCCGATTTCACCTCAAGCGCCACAAACTGGGCCAGGTCGCCCACGCGGCGATACCCGATCAGATCGGAGCTGCCCACGCACAGCCCGGCATGGAGCGGTCGGCCGCCACGGATCACCACGTCACCCGGGCGGAGGGAATGGGCCAGCGCGGAAAGGTTCCCGGCGGTAACGCGGGTGGCGGCGCCAGCCCAGCCGGTGCCGACGTTGTTCCTGAAGAGGCGGACCGGGCCTGAGCCGTGGGCCAGGAGTATTCGTTGCTGAGTTTCCTGTTCGCTGGGCATGGCGGGGGCGGGTGTGGTGAGGGCAGTTAACGCAGTCCTACGCCACCTCCCGCAACGCCTCAAACGTCATCGCCAGCACCCGCACCGGGCGGGCCTGCCGCATCGCCAGGGTGATGGCTGCCTGGGATACGTGGAGCTCACGGGCGGCGGCCACCGCACTGGGCCAGATCTGGCCGGTCTCCACGCAGCGCACGCGCCAGTCACCGCGAGGCCTGGGGTACCGGTTGGCCACCTCTTCGGCCAGCTCGCGATCCTCCAGCAGGGCAAACAGGCGATCCGCATCAAACCCACCGAGGGCCTCCGGTCGCTCCCTGGCCAGCCGCCGCCAGTTCTGGCGGGACACGTACCGGAACGCACCGCGCCAGACCGGCTGGAGGATCTCCCGGTTCCGTCGCGTGCGAAACCAGGCCTCGACTCTGGTGTTAGGGCAGCCCAGGATCTCGGCCGCGCCTCCCGATGTGACCCACTCGCCAGCACGGACCCTGGAGTGGTGGCCCATGCGGACCAGCTTCAGGTGGATGGCATTCGCTGAGCGCTCCGGCCATTTCATCTGCCCAGCCTTGCGCCGGTAGCGGTTGGCGATCTCGCGGACGGGGAACGACTCGGCCAAGGATTCGAGGAACTCCGACTCGGGGCGGGTCCAGCGTGGGGGCGGGGTCATGGCAACACCCTCCGAACAACCCTGTCCATAAAGTATTTGGATGGAATCTTGAGGCGCGATCTATAGGTGCTCTCTATAAATTCAGCTCCGGGGGCATCCAAGAGAGCAAGCGAATATCGCTCATCTGTTGCCTGGTCAAGGCCCCTAAGGACCAAAGGGTCGTTTTCAATTTCAATCCATTCGCTAGTGCTCCCACGGTATTCAATACCGTGCCGGAAAAGGGACGCGCTTGCGTTGCTTTTGGAAGAGAAAGACTGGCTATGCCTAATCAGCAGAAGGTGTCGAATTTTTAAATCCGGCTTAATTGTGAGCCCTTTTATGGCTTCTGCTTGAACTGTTTGATTCAGAATGTAATCAATGCACTCAGCCAGATCTGCGCTCGGCTCTGGCAAGGCTTCAGGCTCAACACCTTGCGCGTCATACCAGGCCTCAACCATCGCCGCGATGGCATCCGGCAGGCTGGCCTTTGCCAGATCCAGGCCCAGTACGCTCTGGCTGCTCACGCCACCTTCCTCCACTGCCCTTTCGCCTGCCGAGCGGCGATCACATGCCGGGCCCAGCCGCGGGGGTTTTTCATGCCGCGACGCTTGCCGATGGCGATCAGGTCTTCGACGGTCTGGGCCTGGCCCTGCTCACGACGGGATTCCCGGCGCTGCACTTCCACAAGCTCACCGTCCACGTGCTGCAGCTCCCGCCGCTCAGGGGTGAACTGGTGGCCGCAGTCGGGGCAGGTCTGGCGGGCGCTGGGCATGGCGGCGAAACACTGGGGGCAGACCTTTACCGACAGCCCGGCTTCCCTGCTTCGCTTCACCCGGCCGTCCAGGCTCCACTGATGCACCTCCAGCGGATGGCCCAGCCTGAGGCAGTTCCCGACGTGATCCAACACCAGCAGGTCACTCTTCAGTAGAGCGATCCGCAGCCCACGGCCGTTGCCTTGCAGCCATGCCGTCAAGCTCTGCGTGGGCCTGAGCCAGACCACGGCATCAATCTCTGGCACGTCCACCCCGGCGATCCACAGCTGGGCGCAGGCCACCAGGTCGAGACGCCCGGCCCTGAGTCCGGTGATGGCTTCGCGGCGCTCGTCGTCGTCGCTGCCGCCATGCACGGCCACGGCCCGGTAGCCCTCCCGGCGCCATTGCTCAGCCACGGCCTGAGCGTGGGCGACGGTGGTGCAGAACGCCACCCCCCGACGGCCCGCGCAGAGCTTCCGCCAGTGGCTGAGCGCATCGCCGACCACAGCCGGTTTCGACAGCACCGCGCTGGCCTCGCCCTGATCGAAGTCGCCAGCCCTGGTGTGCAGACCGCTCAGGTCTGGCGGCGGTGGGGCGAACACTCGCACCGGGGCCAGCAGCTGCTCATCGATCAGCTCGGCGGTGGTGCACGTCAGCACCAGCCGGTCGAACACCTCGCCCAGCCCGCGTCCATCAAGGCGCTGGGGCGTGCCAGTGAGGCCCAGTAACAGCGGATGCCCGGCCGCGGCGATCACCTTGCGGTAGCTCTCGGCTACAGCGAGGTGGCACTCATCGATGATGATCAGATCCGGCCGCGGCAAGGCTGAGCGGCGAACAGCGGTCTGCACTGCCACCACCTGGACCAGGCTGGTGTAGTCCGAGGATCGCCCGGCACGGATGCTGCCGAACGAGATCCCGGCAGCGCTCAGTCGGTCGGCGGTGTCATCGAGGATCTCGCGCAGATGGGCCAGGAACCACACGCTGCGGCCGCGGCTGATGGTGAGGCGCACGATCTCGGTCGCCGTGGCGGTTTTGCCGAACCCGGTCGGCGCCACCAGGATCGGAGCACGGGCGCCTGAGGCGTAGGCCAGGCGCAGATCCTCGACGGCTTGGGATTGGCGGGGGCGGAGGGTGAGGGTCACGCCGCTGGCTGGCCTGGGGTGGTGGCCTGCACAGCATACCCCTTAGGTTCCGCATCCGCACCCCCTAGAGTGGGAGAACCCACAACCGACTCCATGCCCGCCTGGCCAACGCCCCCCGGTCGCAAGTGCATCACCGTTGAGCTGCCCACCGAGCAGGTGGATCACCTCGACCGCGAGGCCGATTACTTGGGCTGCACGAGAGTCGCGTACCTCAGGCAGCTGATCCTCCGCGACATGGGCCGCTTGGCGCAGAGCAAGGCCCCATCCAAGGCCCGCCGCCCCGGCTGACCCCATGCCTCTAGATGCAGCGGACGGCAGCTGGCCTCGGCTGCTGATGGAGCTGGGCGGCCTATCGCCTGAGCAGCTCACTGACACTCACCAGCCCTGCCCGAACTGCGGCGGTGAGGATCGCTACCGGTGGGACCAGGACGACGGGCCTGGCGGCTGGTTCTGCAACCAATGCGGCGGCAAGGACCGCATGGGCGGCGGCGGCAATGGCATGGACCTGCTCATGCGGGTCAAGGGGTGGGAGTTCAAGGACGCCTGCCGCAGGGTGGAGGAACACCTGGGCCTGCCGCAGCCGCCGGCCGCCAAGCCGAAGGCCAAAGGCCGGCCGCATCGCATCCCCGATCAGCCGCCAGCCGATGCCGCCGCCCCCACGCTGGGCCGGGCCACCGCCCAGTGGTGCTACCGCAACGCAGCTGGTGAGCAGCTGTTCTGGGTGCAGCGCATCCCCACTGACACCGGCAAGCTGTTCGTGCACCGGACCTGGCTGGTCGGTGGCTGGCACTACCCCAGCAGGCGCGACCCGTTCAAGTCCGAATGGCCCGCACCCCGGCCGCTGTACCGCCTGCCGGATCTGACGGACAGACCCGACGCCCCGGTGCTGATCACCGAGGGCGAGAAGGCCGCTGACGCTGCTGCTGATCTGTTCCCTGATCACGCATGCCTGGCCTGGTGCGGTGGCACGGGCGGCATCAACACCGTGGACTGGCAGGCCCTGGCGGGCCGCGACGTGACGCTCTGGCCCGATGCCGATGAGCCCGGCCGGGCGTGCATGGCGAAGGTCGCCGCCAAGCTGCTGCCCATCGCCGCATCGGTGGCCATCGTTGCTCCGCCGGAATCTGCGTCCGATGGTTGGGACCTGGCCGATGCCACCGACTGGACCCATCGCCAGGCCGCCAACGCCCTGAGGAAGTTCGCCAAACCCGTCGAGGCGCCTGCCGAGCCCGAGCCTGCTTCACCTAAGCCAGAGCCGGTCCGCGTCATTGCCGACCTCCCGACATCCCGCCCGTTCCTCTGCTTGGGATTCGATGAGGGGGTGTTCTACTACCAGCCCCGCAGCACCGGCCAGGTAGTGGCCATCGCCCGCGGCAGCCATACCGGTACCAACCTGGTGCAGCTCGCTGAGCTGGGGTACTGGGAGGCGCTCTACCCGTCGAAGACCGGCGTGAACTGGCTGGCCGCGGCATCCTCGCTGTTCGCCGATCAGGCCCGGGTGGGGATCTTCAGCCCAGACCGGATCCGTGGCCGCGGCGCCTGGTGGGACGCTGGCAGGTCGGTCCTGCACCTGGGGGACCGCCTGCTGATCGATGGCACTCAGCACCCGATCACCAAGGCGCCCAGCTCACGTTTCCACTACCAGCGCCTCGCATCGATCGACCTGCCTGAGCACCTGCAGCCGCTCAACGATGAGCTGGGCATGGAGATCATCGACATCGCCTCGCGCTTCCACTGGGAGGTGCCGGCCTCCGGCCTGCTGCTGGCGGGATGGATCGCCCTGGCCCCGATCTGCGGCGCCCTCCAGTGGCGCCCGCACATCTGGCTGACCGCATCGGCTGGCTCGGGCAAGTCGGCCATCCTCGATCGGCTCATTGGCCCGCTGATCGAATCGCTGGCGCTGTTCCCGGAAGGCAACACCACCGAGGCATTCATCCGCCAGCAGCTCCGCTCCGATGCCGTCCCCGTCGTGTTCGATGAGGCCGAATCCAACGAGAAGGCCGACCGCCAGCGGATCCAGAACATCCTCTCGCTGGCCCGGGTGAGCTCCAGTTCAGGCCGCGGCGTGATCGGCAAGGGCGGCGCGGATGGCACCGCGCAGAGCTTCACCATCCGATCCATGTTCCTGCTGTGCTCGATTTCCACAGCCCTCAAGCAGGGCGCCGATCAGTCCCGCTTCGCTCAGCTCACCCTGCGCAATCCGTCGTTCATGCCCAAGCCTGAGCGCCTGGCTCACTGGTCAGCGCTCGACGCGGACATCACCAGGGTGTGCACGGTCGAGCTGGGCCAGCGCATGATGCTGCGCATGGTGCAGCAGATCCCGATCATCCGGGATTCGGTCGCCGTGTTCCGCCGTGCTGCTGCTGAGCGCTTCGACTCCCAGCGCCAGGGTGACCAGTACGGCACGCTGCTGGCCGGCGCGTGGTCGCTGATGAACTCCAGGCCCGCCACCATCGAAGACGCCTATTACCTCATCGATGCCAACAACTGGGACGCCTACAAGGAGCAGTCGGAGGCCGATGAGGAACGCTGCCTGCAGCACATCCTGCAGCACCAGATCAGGGTGGAGGGCGACCGGGGCACCGGCTACAGCCGCACCATCTGGGAGCTGGTTGAGCTCGCCCGAGGCAGCGCTGCATCAATGGAGATTGGGCCCGCCGCCGCTGAGTCGCACCTGGGCCGCATCGGCGTGAAGGTCGAGGGCGAGCGGCTGGTGATCAGCAACACGGCGAAGGCGCTGCGGCGCATCCTCGACGGCACGCCATGGATGGACTGTTACGCCACCGTGCTCACCAGGCTGCCTGGCGCGAAGAAAGCGGGCGTCGTGCGGTTCAAGGGCATGGCTGGTGTCAGCAGGGCCGTTTCATTGGCCATCCCAAGCTCCGAGGCGTAACAGTAACGCCAGGCGTAACGCTCAGATCGCAGTCGTGGAGCGGGTGTTACGCCGTTACGGTCGTTTGGGGGGTAGATACCCCCTTATAGAGAAAAGCACCTTGCTGCAGGTATGCGCCCTGCTACGCCTTGGCCTTTCCCCTTCTTCTTCTATCTCTTCTAATAGAGGTGTAACAACGTAACAAGAGGGCCGAGACTGCCTGTGGCCCGGTCGATCTCGGGTGTTACGGTCGCTGTTACACCGGCGTAACACCCGTAACGCCTGCAGTGCCCTCCCTACCCTGCCCTTGGACGTGGCGTCCGAGTGGTTTCGTTCCCCGCCTTGGCAGGCGGGGTTTTTCATGGCCACCGCAGACTGAGGGAGCTGCCCCCTGGCGATGAAACGTGCCGCCTCGCCGTCCCACCTGCTCAGCCGTGACGTGACCTGGCTGGACTGGTGGCAGGAGCTGATCCTCAACTGGGTGTCGTCATGGGACACGGTGGGCTGCCTGACCGTCACCAGCGCCGCAGACCCTGATGAGTGGATGGCCTGGGACTTGCCCAGCGACCTGGACCTGAAGCGGATGGAGCTGGAGGAGCTGCTGGAATCTCGATAGGCCCCCGACAGACTGGAAGTGGGTATCCGGTTCTGAACGTGGCTGATCTGCGCCTGGACATTCAGTCCGACCTCCCCAAGGCGCTGCTCTGGCTGGGCACGATGCGCGGGCAAATGCCGTTCGCGATCAGTCAGGCCCTGAACCGCACGGGCTTTGACGTGCGCAAGGCGCTGTCGGAAGGAACCCGGCAGCATTTCGACAACCCCACCTCGTTCACCGAGAGGGCGTTCTTTGTGCAGCGGGGGACCAAGCAGGACCCGACTGTTCTGGTGGGGGCGCAGGAGAACAGGCCCTACTTCATCCCGCAGATCCGAGGTGGCCAGCGATTTCCCAAAGGGTTTGAGGGATACCTGCGTGGCCTGAGCGGGGGCAGGATTCAGGGGAAGCTGGTCCCTACGGTGTTGGCCCTGGACGGGAGAGGGAATCCCAGGAAGGCGCTGTTCGGGCAGATCGCACGCGGCCTCAGCACGACCAACCGCGGAGGATTCTTCATCGGCAAACCCAAGGGCGGCGGGCGCCCGGCTGGTGTCTATCGCCGTTCACGCGAGCAGCTGTTCCCGTACTTCATTGAGGTGAACCGCGAGCCCCGCTACCGCCCGCGGTTCCCGATGGAACGCATCGGCCAGACCACCGTGAGCCGCGTGGCTGGCCCGTACCTGCGCAGCTCGCTGGAGCGAGCGCTCGCGACTGCTCGTTGATTGCTTATTGAGAATCAACAAGGCCAGCGGTGGGGCGGCCGGGAGCGGCTGAGTTATTGCGAACAGTGAGAACGACTGCGGCGCAAGGGGTCTGCGGGTCCTCCGCCCGCCCCCTTGCCATGGGTGATCCTGTCG